CACTTCCACATACAATTTTTTTTACATTATCTATATTAACCTTAGTAAATACATTTTTGTTAATAGTATCACCTAAACCTAACTGCCCATAAGAATTTGAACCACATGACCATATGCTTCCATCATTTTTAATTACAAATGTCTGATTACCACCACATATTACATCTTTTACATTATCAATATCAACCTTAGTAAACACATTTCTATTAACAGTATCTCCCAAGCCTAACTGCCCACTAGAATTTGAACCACACGACCAAATGCCACCATCATTTTTGATTATAATTGTATTAACATTTTCACATATTATTTTTTCATTTTTATTTATTATTAAATATTCACCATTTTCTTTTAATAAATATGTATCTCCATTTAAATTCACGCTTTTGCTAAATCCTATATAATCGTTATTTTTATATTCTGTAAAAGTAGTAAAGTTAGTTTTGTTATTTATAAAATGCTGACATCCTATTTGCCCATTCAAATTAGAACCTGCAAATAATATTGTATTATCATTCTTGATTATAAATGTATGATTACCACCACATACAATATTTTTAACATTATCTACAGCAACTTTTGTAAATACATTTCTATCAGTAGTATCTCCTAGACCTAAATGCCCATAAGTATTTGAACCACATGACCAAATTGTATTATCATTCTTAATTATGAATGTATGAGTATACCCACATATTACATCCTTAACATTATCTACAGCAACCTTAGTAAATACATTTCTATGCGTAGTATCTCCCAAGCCTAACTGCCCATAAGAATTTGAACCACATGACCAAATTGTATTGTCATTCTTGATTATAAATGTATGATATATACCGCATATAATTTTTTTTATATTATCTATATCAATTTTCGTAAATACTTTTCTATTAGTAGTATTTCCCAAGCCTAACTCTCCATGTGCATTATAACCACATGTCCATATGCTTCCATCATTTTTGATTATAAATGTATGATTACCACCACATATAATATCTTTTACATTATCTATATCAACTTTAGCGAATGTATTTTTATGTGTAGTATCTCCTAGACCAAGCTCTCCATTGTTATTTTGACCACACGACCAGACTGTATTATCGTTTTTGATTATGAATGTATGACCACTTCCACATACAATTTTTTTTACATTATCTATATTAACCTTAGTAAATACATTTTTGTTAATAGTATCACCTAAACCTAACTGCCCATAAAAATTTCGACCACACACCCAGATTGTATTATCATTTTTTATTATAAAAGTGTGACTATTTCCACATATGACTTTTTTTACATTATCTATATCAACTTTTGTAAATAAATATTTATCAGTAGTATCGCCTAATCCTAATTGACCATCAGAATTTGAACCTGTGCAAAAGACTGTTCTATCTTTTTTAATAACAAAAGTATAGTTATTACCACTTACAATATCTACAAAGTCATAATTATCAAAATCCTTGTTAAATTCATCAAAGTATATATCTGTATTTAAATACCTTCCACGCTGTAAGATTTTATTTTCTTTCATTAAATCATTCCTTTCCTATTTAACTTCATAAGAAAACTTTTCAAGTTCTATACTATTAGCTCCAGCATCTGTACTGGTATTTGAAATGGTCTCTATAAAGTTATCATCTAATTCATGTATGTATTTCACTTTATAACAAGAAAAAGGAATGTCTATTTTATTAAAAATAACATTCCCTTCACTACCAAATATTCTTCTTCTATCTGTGTCTAATCTTAGACCTTCAATTGATAAAATACCTTTTGAATCAGTTAAATTATCATACCATTGACCTACTTCATCCACTGCACCAGATTCTAATTCTAAATAAATTAATATATCTAAGACTTTATCAGATAAAGCATCATACTTGGCTTTTAAACTGTCTAATTGTTGACCTAAATTTCCACCTTCTTGCAAAATTTTAACACTAGCATCTAATTCATTTACTGCGTCTGATATATTTTTAGATACTGTACTTAATTCACTCGAACCAACTTTACTTTGTATTAGATTTATTTTCTCTAAGTTGGTAGCTATATTACTTTTATTTTCATTTATCTTAGTTAGACTCTCATCAAATTTTGCATCAATTTTAACACTAGAGTAAGTACTATCTAGTGTTGTTATATTATCATTTATTGTATTTGGTATAACCTCTTTATTTGTATTCCCATTTACAACCGTTACTCTTACATTTATAGCTAGTTCATTGAATATCTCTATTGTATTAGAATCTACTATAGTATAAGAATTAGTCATACTTTTCTTAGTTACTTCATCTAATATAGCTACAAATATGTTTTCTGTAACAAGATTATGGTTAACTGTAAGCTTAAAATATTCTCCATCAGCAATCCAATCTGATTCAACATAAGATTTACTAAAAGCTACATTAGTTGCAGCAGAAGTCATTTCTGCTATTTTCTCGTTAACTTTCTCAAAGTCATATGTTAATCTATCTTTTAAAGTATCCTTTACAGTCCCATCAACACTTTCTCTAGCTTGTATTAATTCGCCTCTAGCATCAAGACTTTCTAATTCTTCAAACCTATTTTCAAATTCAGTTATTTTATTACTAACAGTTGTTGTCATATCAGTTTTAGCAGTATTTACCTCAACTATTTTGTCATCTACTTCTTTTATCTTTGTATCTAATTTTGTAGTACTTTCATCAATACAATCTTCCACATCAGATATAGCTTGATTTACTTCATCAAGTTTGTAATCAATTTGCTCTTGGTTATCTGTAAGTTTATCTTCAAATGTCTTATCATACAAATCAAAAGTATTATTAGCTCTAGTGTCTAAGTCTTGAAACTTCTTGTCTGTTTGAGCTTGAACATCAAGCATTTTATCATCAACTATATTATCTATTTCTTCAGACTTGGCATCTATCATTTCATCTAATTGGAGTTGGCAATCTGTAAGTTTATCATCAACTTGAATTTGCATATTCTGAATGGATTCTTCACGATTTGCCTCTTGGTTTTGACGTGTTAACTCATTAAACTCTCTTTCTTCTTCTTGTATGTTTCTTATATCTTCATTATAAATCCTAATCTGCTCTGCTTTATCTCTAACTTCTTCATTTCCAAGTATAGTTATTTCAAGCTGTTCAACTCTTTTGGTCAACTCTTTATTATTTTTTATAATCTCTTCTGCTTGGGCTATTATTACCAATAATACTCCATATTCATCAGTTGAGGTGATATCATCATCATTAATCATACCCTCTTCAACTCTATAATAAAGATTTGTAGTATTAAGTAAAGTTCCATCTTTCACAAGGGATAGTTGAAATGTATTTATACCAACAGAAGCCAATGCTTGTCGGCTAAGTTCTATCTCTACAACACCATTTTCTGCATCTACAACTTCACATTCACCATTAACTTTTTGTCCGTCTGATTTTGTAATACTAACTAAAACTCTATCATATTCAGATAAATCTATTATTTCATCTTTGTTTTTCAATATTGCTTCAATATAAGCTGTTTTGACATCATTTTCATTATAAATAAAATAGTCTAGTAATCTTTTATTTATTCTATAATTACTAAAATCTACTTCTATGGTATGATTCTTTATTTCATAATTTTTCAAAGTATCACATCCTATTGTTCTTTATTTTGTTCTTCTAGTTCTTTTTTCAAGTTCTCAATTTCTTCTTGTTGTTGCATGTTGAGTGCTTTATAAAGTATTAGTTCATTATATAAACTTTTTATCTCTTCAAATGCTACTGTATATGCTTTTTGTAAATTTACTTCCATATTAACATCCTCCTAAATTATTAATTTTCTCGTTTAATTCATTAATTATCATCTCTAATTCTTCTCTTTTTTGTATTTCTTCTTGAAGTGCAGTTGCTACAACAGTTGTATAACCAGATGGGCTAAACATTAATCCATTTTCTTCTCCATAGTCATATAGAAATGTTTTTCCAACATAACTATCTTTAAAATCATTAGCTATAAACCCTATTTGACTATCTGCAATTGTCCTATCTTTTTCTGCTATATAATCAAATGTTGCTGGTTTAAAATCATCTCTTATAAAATCTAAAAATGGTGTTGGAGTGATACTTGAACGAGTTCTATTCTTAATATCTTTTATGTATACTATATTCTCTTTAAACTTTTTATCAGATTCACTCAGAGTAGAACGAGCATATAAATATCTCCATTTATAACGCTCACAACCTAAATCAGTTACAGAACGCTCTGGATAAAATGAATATCCTACACCTAAACTATCTCCATTTGTAAATGTAAAAGTAGCTCCACCACATCTTACAAAAGTATCATCTCTTTCAACAATAAAGTGTTCTTCTCCATCAACATAAATCTCAGCAGTATCATATCCTACCCAAAAATAATTATTGCTATCATATTTTAATCTTATTGCTGAGGCTTGACTAGAACCATCAGACCTTCTTGCATCTATTGCAAATCCAGACCTACTACTTCCAAATAATCTGATTATTGGTTCATGACCAGATGGAGTAGTTAATATATCACATGCTATAGCTCCTTGATTTACTGTTAGACCACTCCTGCTTATCTCTACATAATTTGATATATCATTGAATCCAAATTCAATTTTATCAGGTTTAATTCCTACAATTGAACCTAAGCCATTTCTTGTAACCATCATTGTTATATCGTCTTTGGTTAATTTAATTTCAGCAGCATTAGTTTTAGTCACACCATCTACTCTAGCTACTTCTAATTTTATTTCTTTAGCTGTAGCATTTATTTGAGAAAATTCTTCTGATATACTTCCACCCATACCTGTTATATAAATTCTATCCACTGTATTTTTAAGTTCATTTATCTTTAAGTTATATTGAGCATTTGCATTTATAGCTAAAATTCTGTCTGAAGGTGTAATTATACTATCTGAAATAACTGAATTGATTATAGAGTTTAGATTGGTACTTGCTGCATCCAATGCTGTTTTTGAAGTGTTTATTGCTACTAAGTCTACTCCAGTAGTTCTATCAATAAGTTTTTGTAGCTCTATATATAAACTTGCTTTGTCTGTATCTAATAAATTAAGTTCAATATCAATCTTTTCTTTTTCTTCATCTGTAACTTCATTATCATTAAAATAATTAGACATATTAGAACTAAATGTTCCTAAGTCTGTATTTAACTTAATTATAGCTTTATTTATGTTTTCTCTTAATGTTATATTTTCTTGTGAACCACCAAAATTTTTAGTAACTTCTTTTACTAATATATTTACATTTTCAGCTCTCTGGTCTATAAGAGACATATTTTCTTTTATATGAGATGCATCTTCTTGTACTTCTAAAACTGTTTGATGTATTCCATCAATATCTTTTTCAATAACTACAAACTTTTCATTGTGTTCTTCATCAGTTTCATACAATCCCCAGATTTGTTCTTCAGTATTTTTTCTTGAATTACCATCAAAAGATATGTTGAATATTGATGAGTTTGTAGGAACTTCTGTATGCTTTCCATTATCATTTACAACTACTAAAAATTGTGTATTTCCTTCTGGTAATCTTACATTAGAAACTTTCAATGTCCCTGGATTATCAGCATCCCAGTATATATATTTTTTATTTGTTTCTTTATCTACTACCTGATAAAGTGTATTATTATAAGTAACAATTACTCCAGTAATTCTAATCCATGAATCTGCTGGTGAATTATCCAATATCAATTTACATCAGCTCCTTTTGTATATTTTTCTTAGGAATATATTCATCTGGTAGGTTAATTCTTTTCTTCTGTTGCTGAATAAATAAATGTCTTTTAGAGTTCAATGTTCTTGTTGCATGTTCAGCTTTAGTCAAATAATCAGCTATAGTTCTTTTGTCATCTTCTTTTATTTTTTTATTACTTAAAGTTAATTCTAAAGTATCCAATTTCCCATTTTTTAAATTCTGGGTAAAAGATGTAAAATATACTAATTCTTCTTCTTTAGATTCTTTGCTATGTAACACTATAATATCTCCCAGACTTAAATCTCCCTTCCAATGTTGTCTAAAATTAATATCTATAATTCTATCTAAGAAGTTTATAACATCCAGAGTCCATTCTCGTGTTGGAATACATTTCAAACTTAATTGCCTTTTACCTTCTGCTATTAAATCTTCAACTTTTAAAAAAGCATCATTTGTATAAGTGTCATAGTAGAGGAACTCATTTAATTCATCTAATAGAACCTCATTAAATATTAAATATCCATCCTCATCAGTTGAAGTCTCCCTCTTACAAAGAATATTTATATCTTTTATACTTTCATTTAACTTAGCTATTTCTTCTTCTAAATGTTTTATTTGAACATCCAATATTACTTTTTTATCTTCTAGTTCACTTATCTCTACTGCTATTTTAGCTGAATTTACTTCATCTTTATGTTGTGGATTATCATATGTCTTTTTTATATCTTTTTTCTTACTTATCATTTCTATTACCATTTGCCATTCGTTGCTTTTACTATCACGTTCTCTTTGTTTCTTAAGCTTTGTATCTATTAATTCTCTCCAAATTGGCTCTCTTATTTCATTCATTTCTTGATATTTCTTTATAGCTTTACTAAGTTCTTCACTCATTTCTTTATTGTCTAAGAAATAAGAATAATTCTCAATGTAATCATATCCTGTAACTGTAGCTCCTATTACATTCATATCTTCACTACCTTCAAGCTTCAGTCTAGTTACTATATCATCACTATTTGTAGTTCTTTCAAGTGATTTTATGTAGTTATCATGAGATAAATATAACTGAATGTTATCTCCAAAACTGTCTATATGATACAAATTAACTAAATTATTATAAGTGTCAAAATCAGCTATACACTCAAATTGTTCTTTTAGTTCATTATTGAAATAATCTAACCAATTAGAATTAATACTCTCTTGCCATCTTACTTTTTCTCTCTTATTACCTTCACTATCAGTTTCATAAGCAATTGAATCATCCACATAACCAAGTTTCCAGCCTGTCTCTTGTTTTAAATAATCATTAAGAGATATAATAGATGCTTCTTCATCTTTGGTAAACATCTGTAATCCATAGTCCTCAATATTCACATCAATTTTTCCTAGTTTAACTTCTTTAGATTTAGCTGTTACTACTTTTAATTTATCGTCTGTAGTCACAACATTCTTAACTACAAAATATTCTTTATTATTAAGACAAATAAGACGTTCTTCTTTTACTTCTTCAAAAATGGGATTTATTATTTTATTAAATAAAAATCTATCTGTAATATATTTTGGAATGGTCAGTTGTATTTCATCTACTCCACCAAGCTCACGCTTTATAGAATTTAAAAAGTTGATTGGGATTTGACCTAAAAATGATTTGTTCATCTTGTGAATGGTTAATGTGTAATCAGATTTTATCTGTTTAAGATTCACATTAAAATGCATATTTTATCACCTTCTTTACATAAAAATAACTCATCTAATGATGAGTTATTTTTATTCAGTTGTAGTTGCCATTTCTTTTACTCTTTCACTTGCAATGTCATAAACTAAACTATCTTCTCTGACTGATATTACTATTATTCTCATAATATTGTTTTCCATTACTAAATTATAAACTACTCTTATTCCAATACCTCTTAACTTTATCTTAAAACAATTTGTGAGATTATTATTCCCTTTATTACCTAATGGTTTACCATATCCATCAGGACTCGGTAGAGGGTTATAAGAAACTTTTTCAATTGCCTTTAAAACTTGTTTTCTTTGAGAATTATCTAATTTTTTTAAATCTTTATGTGAATCTTTTGTATAAAAAATATTCCATTTCATTATTCAAAATCCACCTCAATATTTTCAAGGTCTTTTTCACTAATATCCAAATCTTTCATAAGCTCACTTTGAGATATTAATTCTTCTTCATTTATATTTTTCATTCTTTTTTCTGTTTCAAGAAGAAGTTTGTAGTCTTCTATGGCATTTATCATTTCTTCATACTTTTCAGGTGTAATCAAAACACATGTTGGAATATTATTTTTCACAACAATTTTACTTCCAGATTTTTTTACTTCATCAAATATTTTATTTGCTTCCCCTTTGTTGAATCGAGAAATAGGAACTATAGTATTCAACATATTAGCCATCAGTAAATCTCTATTGTTCAACATAATAACACCTCCTAATAGTATATATAAATTATAACATAACCATTAATATTTATCAATTAATTAATATATAAATACATCAATAAATTTAACTATAATAATTTATTTTAGTATAAAAAGAGCCACTTGTTTAAGGTGGCAATAGATAAGTAGTAATTCTTGTGTAAAATTTTTAAATTTTCTGTTATCTGTATTATATCTTTATTCTACTGCTGTCGTCAATATAATATTAAATTTAACATATTGGTAATTTATGGTATAATATTTTTAGAGACTACATAAAAAAACTATTAGGGTGAATCTTCATGTACATAAGCCTTCCCATGTCATATCAAGATGGGAGGTGATATGATATTATGAAATATTTAATTTGTTTGCTAACGATAATAACATTTCTTACAACTATAATAATCAGTTTGATAAAATTGGTTCAGAGTTTGAATAGACTTCTTAAAGAAATAGATGAGTTTAAGAAAACGTTGCAAAAAATTAAGAATCACCCGAATGCCAGTTCAGGTGATTCTTCTTCCAATTAATTTGCAATGCTTATTTATGAAGAGACATCCTAGTGCAAATAGTTTGTAGTCTCTTTTTTTTATGTCTTTATGATATAAATTTATATCATTTATATTACTATTATATCATAAATACGTTTTTTATAAACAATATTTTTTATTAGATAAATATATATTTTCAAAAAAAATCTGACTATAAATTATAAAACGTAAGTAAATGAGTGAATAATAAATAAAGACCAATTACATATATTAAGACCTAGTATTAGAAATAATTTTTTTGTTATTTTCTTCAATCATTTTCCTCATCTTCTTTTCAAATTCAGGCATTACATCTTTAGTTACATTCCCTTGTACAACAACAAATGGTGAATTATAATTAACTGCTGATATTGGAGATGTACTTCTTGAACGAGAATTTGAAGGAGGATTATAATTAGGCATAGCAAATTTACTTAAATCTAATTCATCCAATATGTCATTAATATCTTCTAATGTATCTTTACCTTCTTTTAATCTATCGAGCCATTCCTGCTTAGTGACAGAACCCATTGCCAACATACCATCTTCATATTTATTTATGTATTCAATAATAGCATCTTGAAGTTTCTTAACCTCTCCATCAAGACCTACAAATTTACCACTTGAAATTGCTTCATTAATTAAATCAACTAAATTTTCATCTGAGTATTTTTTCTCTAACTCTTCTTTTAATTTATCTGCTTCTTCTTGTAGTCTGTCAGACTCCTTATCATACATATCATTGACTTGGTCGTCCACATGGTCTTGTACTAAATCCTGTAATTTCTTCTGTTCTTCTTTTAATTGTTTTTGTAAATCTTTAAGTTTCTTCTGACCACTTAAAGAACTATCTCTTTCAGCTATTGCTATTTGCTTTTCTAAATCACTTATTACATCTTGTTGTTCTTCATAATCATCTTTATATTTGGCTTCTTTTCTTGAATCATTGTAAGCATCTTGTTGCTTTTTAAGAGAATCAATTTTAGCTTTAGTTTCTTTATCTATTTCTTTAAGTCTCTCTTCAAGCTCTTTTTTATACATGTCTCTAATTTTCTCTTGTAGACTTTGAGCTTCTTTGAGCTGTTCTTTATAAGCATCTTGAATCTCTTTATTTAAATTTTCTATTTCTTCTTTATTTTGCTTAATTTGATTATTAGCATCAGGTAAATCTTTAAGAAGTAAATCTAAATATTTTTTAGCATTTTCTTCTATTTCTTTATATTTATCTGCATCTTTGTTATTTTTTAGAAACTCTAATTGTTGCCCATAATTCTTTATATCTTTACCATCAGCAGAAAATTCAAACCCTTCTTTTGATAACCCTTCTCTTAACTCTTTTGCAGTATCTTCATAGACTTTAATAACATCTTTAATTTCCTTAGCTTGTTTGGCTAATAATTCTTTTTTCTTTTCAATTAAGTCTAACTTTTCATCTCCTTCAGCATTTTTCATAAGAATGTCTATTAAGTCTATTTCATTTTGTATCTCAGTAACATGTTTTTGTGCTGAGGTTAAATCCGCTTCCCTAGCAATCTCTTTTAATTCTTTTTTAAATTCCTCTGCTGCTCTAGTTGATTCTATAAGAGAATTTGTTACTTCTTGTTGAGCATCTGCAACTTTCGGTATCTCAGTAAAAGCAATCTTTAAATATTCTTCAACAACCTTTTTTTCTTCTTCTATTTTCTTCTTACGTTCTTCACTCTTTTTACTACCTTTGTCGCTCTCTGATTGCTTATCTAATTTCTCTAATTCTTTTTCTAATGATATTAATTTTTCTTCATAACTAGTTAAGTTATCATCATCTGAAAAAGTGTACTTATAATCTTTTTTAAGTCTATCTTTTAGTCTATTCTTTTGAGTATTAAGTGCCTTATCTTTTTGGTCTAACAATGTTAGTTCTTCTTTATATAAAGCGTTTTGTTCTTCAAGATATTTAAGTTTATCTTTTCCACTTGAATATTTCATTTTCTTATCTAAAAGAGATATTCTATCTGTAACTTTAGATATCGCATTTTCTAATTCTTTTAGTAACTCAATGCTATATTTTACTGCTGCATCAATAGATTTTGTATCTAATGCTATTTTAGGAGTTTTAGTTATACGAGAGAATTTCTCTGTAAGAGTTTTAATTGGAGATGTGGCTCTTGATACTGTTCTTGAGAATAAAGATGGTTTTGTTACAGGAGTTTCGTCACTTATTGGTGCTGGTTCTGATGTTCTAGGTTGGGCTGATAGATTAGCTGGAATTGCTTGTGGAGTTTCTATAGAATTTATGGATTGCACACTTTTTCTATCACTCTTTAATCCACCTAATATATTATTTGCAAATTGAGAAGCAATTCCTCCTAGAGTCCCTACTGTACGAAGATGTGCTGTTATTGTAAAACTCTTATCACTTAGTTTTTTATTTTCAGTTTGACGAATTGTTTCTAAAGCAGCAGAATTATTCGCTTTAAGTTTAGCCCACTTGTCTTTTATTGTTTTTTTATCAACACTATCTATGCCCTCAATAGCTCCTTCAATAGCTGCAATTACTTCAACTTGTTTTTCAGGAGGTAATTTTTCTATTTCAGCAATTAATGAATTAATATCTCCATTAGTTAGTGATTTTATTATATTTATTTTTACGTCTTTGTCTAGGTCTAAAGCATTTAAATTCTCAACTTCATCTAATGCATCTGGATTATTTACTATAAGATTAGCTATAATGTCTTTGCTTTCAGGGAAATCATTATAAAGTTGTTCTATTAAATATAACTTATCTTCATTATTTAACATAAAATTAAGAACTTGATTTTTTTGTTCATCTGGTGTTGATTCATATAGTTTTGTAGCTCTCTCAAGCTCATCTGCATTTTCTACAGCAAAGCTAACAACCTTACTTTTTGTTTCTTCTGGAACATTATCATATAGTTTTTGAAATGCTTCAGCCTTTTCTGGATTTTTAATTATAACTTCGGCAAATACTTTTTTATCTTTTTTGTCTTCTAATCCATCATATATAGATTTCATTTTATCAAAATCATCTAAACCATTTAAATTTATGCTATAATCCATAGCTATAGTTGGATTATCCATAAGCCATTTTTGTACGGCTTCATAGTCCTTTAGATTTTTTAAACTATCAACATTATCAGTTATAAATTTATTAGTAAAAGTTGAATTTGTTGGAAGATTTTTTACTATATCAGCAAAAATTTTAACTTGTTCAGTCTCAATACCTGATGATTCTAATTTTAATTTTACATCATTTCTTCCTTCAAGCTGTTTAAATGAATTTAAAGTATTTCTAAGCTCTTCATTTTTCTTTAACTTAAGTTCAATTTGTTTTGTTGGAGGTGTATTTAATATATCATCTACAAGTTTTTCTGCTTCTTTATCTTTTGAAAATGCATATCCTTTAGGATTCTGCTTGTCTTTTAAAGCTTCTTTAGTAGCTTTTTTAGCTTCTTTAACAGGGTCTTTCTTATCTTTATCGCCATTTATTTCTTTTAATTTTTTTTGAATCCATTCAATAGCATCTGATGCTAAGTCTTTAACCTCTATAGTAAAAATTTTATTTGCTATTTCAGAAGAACTAATAGTCTCAATATCATCTTTAGCTTTTTCTATTTCAGCAATTATTTCTACTCGTTTATCTGGTGGTAAACTTTCAATAGCTTTGCCTAAAGCATCTATATCTCCATCAGATAAGGCTTTGTATATATTTATTCTTACATCCTTATCTAAAGGAATTTTATCCAATGATGTTATTAAATCCTGAACCCCTAATTTACCATCATTTTGCTTCAAATATATTTCTGTAATTTTCTCATCAGGTATATGTTCTAAGGCATCTTTTAAATTAACAGAATTATACAAAGCCTCTCCCGCTTCTGCTATAAAATATGTTTTAAGTTCCGCAGGTACTTTCTTATATATCTCTGATACTTCAACAGCTTTTTCTAGTCCAACTCCATCAGCTTCTAATTTAGTTTTGAGTTCAGAAGGTACTTCGGCATACTTAGATGTTAAATCTAATATTTTTCTACCACCTTCGTCTGCTCCTTCTTCTTTTATGATAGTTTTTACTTCTTTTGGAAATTTATCATAAATTCTTTTTACTGAATCAGCTTCTTCTAATGTTGTAGTTGGATTAGCTTTTATGACTGTGATTACTTCTTCTGGAAGCTCCTCATATCTTTGCTTTAAACTACTTATTATTTGTTCTGCATTAGCTTGACCTGAATCATTACTTAAAAGTATTTCTGGAGTTATAGTAAACTTACCTTTTCCAAATTTATTATCTAAATCATTTTGAAGTTTAGTTATATCTGGGTCACCAGTCTGTAATTCCATTAATACATCCATAGTGAATTTTAATACATCAGTAGAACTTGCCCCTGTTCCTAATAGAGCATCTATCATGCCTTTAACTTGACTAGGAACTTCTTTAGTATTCTTAATGTCAGTTAATATATTTGCATCAACTTTTACATCTCCAGTTATTGTTGTTGTATCTAATATATTCTGAATACTATCAAATTGATTTTGGAGTTGCATTGCAAGTTTATCACCATTTGCTAAATCTAGTTTTGTTTTACCAAACTTAGCTAATAATGTATTTATAGATGTCATATCTTTAATTCCATTTGGATTTACTTGCCCAAATAAATTTTCCCATATATTAGCATCTGTGTTAGTTGCTTTAGCTATACTCTTAGCTGTTTTATCTATTGTTTGATTATATTTTTCTATATCTTGTGTTCTAGCAAATTCTTCATTTGCATCTTTAAGAGTTTTAGATAAATCTCCTACATCAACTTTCCCACTTCTAACAGCAGTAAGCAATTTGTTGACTGCCTGTTCTGTGTCTACTAGAGTATCTGGTGTAACTTCACTAAAATCAAATAAACTTTCAAGTCCAGCAAAATTAGACTTATCATTGCCTTCTAATCCACTATAAAGAGTTTTATTCTTAATGTTAGAAAATATTCCATCTCCTATTTCTTTTGAATACCCTTGAATTTTATCTACTTGATTTCTATACATTTCATCATATTTGAAATATATTTTTTCTTCTTCTGCTTTAGCTGACATTAATTCATTTCTGGCTTTATCTCTTGCTCTGCCAGTTGAATTATTATATTTCTCGATTGCTTTTTCTTGTCTTTTTTTATTCTTTTCAACTTCTGCTGTATAATCTTCTTCTATTTTTACAAGCTTACCAGTTTCACTTTCTCTCATTCTTTCTTCTAAAGTTTTATTTACATCTTTACTTGGAGAATTTAATTTTTTAGCAGCAGTTTTCGCATTATCATGTTTATCATAGGACATCAATCTTTCTTTTGCATTGATAGCTCTATCTATTTCAGCAATTAAATCAGTAACCTGACCTTTTAAAATAGGTATACCATTTTCATCTGTTCCTATAACTGCATCTGGTTTTATTTTTGCAATCTGTTGTTTTAGTTCATTTAATCTATTATTATCTTCTTTAGACTTATTTTCTTTTTTAGATAAATTATCATATTCTTCTGCAAGTGCTTGTAATTGAACTTTTTGGCTTTCATATGAATTAATTTGTTGTTTTGAAGCTTGAATATTTTTCTTTCTAGCTTGATAAGCATTTTCTTCTCTATTTGCATAATTTTCCATAGCTTGTGCTAATAGACTTACACCTGCAAATGCAGCAGTTAAAACTAAAGAATTTCCAACTGTAGTTGCTATACCTTTACCAAAATTTACAATGCTACTCCCTGCAAATGCCTTACCAATATTACCAAGCCCATCACTTATTGTATCTTTTCTACTTTTAGAAACAACTTTTAATTTTTGATTATATTTTTCATATGACTTTGTTCTGTCTTCATTTATTTTTATTTCTTTAGCTGTTGCCTTTTTTAAACTATTGGTTGTTGATGTATATTTTCCTACAATGCCATTTTGACTATTTATAGTTCTATTAACAACTTGATTTGATTTAGCATTGTTTTTTGAAGCATTAGTATTTTTATTTATAGCACTTGTATATTGATTAGTAAATTTTGTAGCTCTTTCAAAGTCTTTAAATTTAACAGATTTTCTATTGTTTTGAAAGGCACTAAATATACTTCCTCCTAAATTCGTGATTGGTTTACTGGTACCTAATGCTTTAATTGTCATAAATAAAGACGATAAACCTGCTAGGGCTACAGGAAGCGAAACATGCATTTTGTCAGCCGCTTTAGTTATACCATTTAAAATTCCAGTAACACCAGATAATCCATCTAAACTAGTCTTAAACATATCTGTAGATATAGTGTCTGTGACTAATTGTTTAAGACTTTCTTTTAATTTTATAATCTTACCTTCTGCTGAATTTATGAATCTCTCATTCTCTTTTTCAGCAGAGCCAAATACATCCCCATCTAACCATGCACTTTGGAATTTTTTTCGATTGTTATTAACCAGTAGCTTTTTATCTACTGCTCTGGAGGTTTCCCTCATTTTCATCGACTTGTCATTTCAAGTCCAGTCTAGCATATCTTTTGTACTCATAACAAAGACCATAAAACCACAGAGCCTCTTGGAGATATTATATTCTATTTCTAGTTTCAATCTCTATGCGTTGCGGATGGAAAGCCTTTTAAAACTTACCTTCACCTCTGATTAGCGTATTTATTAAAATAAACTTAGCTTTCCAGATTTTCTCTCTGTTAATACTCTTAATTCTTCTATGGTAGTTGAATTAAGACGGCAATTTATTTTTACCTGATTCCAATTATCCATGACAGCCATGAATGTATTGATGTGGTTTTTACCTGAACAAAATCTTCAATTAAGTTCGCTATACTTAACTCGTTCTCTTATGAACTGCTATATGTTTCCATATAGATGAGACTATATCTTCATCCTATAAGGATGCTCCCCATTTCCACTATCAATAGCTTATAGTGTACGGTTTATAACCTAGTCGTTGAACCTTACTCTCTTGAGTCTTGGTTGCTGATTATCCCTATCTTTTAATTTTTCACACTTTGGTACTAAAAGCCTAACGGGAGTTTCCAGCAATTAAAGGAGTTTATCATTATATATTACTATATAAGGCGACTAAAATTAATCGCTTCGGCAATACCACTTTTTTGATTTTTAGTTAAAGCATCTTCTCCAACACTATGCCACTTTTCTGCCAACTCATCTAAAATTGACATCATATCTCTTACTTGGCCAGTTTGCTTATCTAACACATTTATTTTTGCTGTTTCTTGTAATGTTTTAGCAGTTTTGTTAAGGCTGATTTTTCCTGAATCTGCTGAAGCTTTGATACCACTCATGTTTATACCAATTGTTTTGAGTGCTGTACCTACTTTTTCAGCATTTTGTACAGATTCATTTCCTCCAACTATCAAGGCAACAGAGTCTTCCATTGAAACGCCTGCTGATGATAACATACTTGCACTTCTTTGTAATGCAGCTCCTACATCGCCAGTTGTTATTGCAAAATTATTACCTGCATAGTTCGATAAATCAAGAAATTTTGTAAGATTATCATAATCTTTACTCATTCCTTTGATTTGGACTCTAGTATCTTTAATTGGTTTTAATGCTTTTGTCATTCCACCATAAGCGGACATAACACTAGTTAAGTACTTATCAGCAGTTTCTTGGTCTAAATCCAATTGTTATTAGCTCAAGGTTTTTTATCCTTGACTCTGGAGGTTTCCCTCATTTTCATCAGTTAGTTAATTCTAACTCAGCTTAGCATATCTTTTTTACTTATAATTAAATCATAAAGTAAATGGGAACTCTTGGAGATATTATATTCTATTTCTAGTTTCAATCTCTATGCGTTGCGTGTGACCAATCTTTTAAAATTAGCCTTCCACTCGGATTAGCATTTTAAAGCTTTCCCGTTTCTTTCCCATTAATAATCCTAATTCTTCTATGATTGTTGAATTAAGACGGCAATTTATTCACCAACATTTGCAAAAACTGCTGATTGTTTAGCTATCTTCAAACTGTCTGATACCGATTTTACACCAGTTTGTAGAGCTTTAGATGCCCCCTGAATTATATCTTCTGATGCTCTAGCCGTATCCTTCCCTATTGAGATTGCTTCATTTTTTACACTCTTTAATTGCTCACTTGTTCCTTCAAAATTATCAGGTGCTACTTTCATCATATCTCTTAAGGCACTATCTAGTTCAACAATAGTTGTTTTAATATTTCTTACACCATTTGTAATAGACATACCTATCATATTACCCAAAGTATAGGTTCTCATTGAGCCATATAAATCACTAAAGAAACCATTTGTTGTTTTTACACTAGTTCCTAATCCTGTGAAATTAGATTTCATATTGTTTAATCTATTTTTTATTGCATCTAATTCCTTTACTTTTTGACCTAGAGGCATCCCATTTAATTGCATTAATTCTTTTTCGAGTTTATCAATCCCAGCAGTTGACTGACCTAATTCTAAACATTTTTGTCTAAGCCTATTCAAATCCGAAATTACTTTAGAAAGATTCATATTAAATTTAACATCTAGTTTAGTATTTTTAATAGCACCTTCTACCTCTTTAACCTTGTTTTTCATTGATTCTAAGCCAGTAATTGCTGCGGTCATCCCACTGCTATTCATATTTCTAAAATCTAAACTTTGTATTTTCTTTAAATCATTTAACATGGCATTTAACTGAGAAGAATTCGCATATTTAGAATTTGATAATTTAGCTATTCTTGATTCTAATTGAGATGCATCTTTTTGAAGTGTTTTAAATTGAGCTGACATACTATTATTTATATTTGGAAGTTTAAATTTAGAAATTCCATTTTGAACAGCTTGTACATCAGATAGTAATTTTGACATACTTTCGAACTTCAATCCCTTTAATTCTGTACTAGATAATCTAGTTAATTTCGAAGACAATGCATCTAATTCACTTAACTGAGCATTGTTTAAAAACTTACTTTGTTTTAGCTTACTAATCTGATTTTGCATTTTTTCTATATCAGCTTGAGCCTTTTGGAAAGTTGTTGCTAAAGACCTTTGCATACTATCAAATGCACTATCATTAACCTGAGTTTTTCCTTTTAGATTATCCAACGCAGAACCTAGATTAGAGATTTGATTAATAGTTCTAGTTAATTGACCATTTAATTCTGTATAAGACTGAACATTTGTAGTCTTAGACATTTGCTTTTCAATTGTATTTTTCTTATTAATTAGTTTTTGATAATCTGATAGTAAACTATTTACTCCTAAACTAGAGCCTTTATTAGATTTACCTCCAAATAAGTTATTTTGAGTTTTTGCACTCAAAGCGTTGATTTTAGTTAAGACGCTTTCTAATTGTTTTAAATTATTTAATGAAGATGTATTCATCTCTACATTTAACTTTATATTATTTTCTTTTGCAGATGCCTTCAGTGATTCTAATTGTTGTCTAGCTTTTTTATCATCAAGCTCTATACTGGTTCTAATCTTAAACTCTGACATTAAATCACACTCCTTTTTTTTGCATAAAAAAAAGACAGTCTATAACTGTCTTTTATACTTTTATTTAATTTTCTCTAATAATACTTTTTTCTTTTCATTAAATTCTTCTTCTGTTAATATTTCTTGCTCTTTTAAACTCTGTAATTCTTTTAATGCATTTGAAATTTTAGATATATCCTCATCATCCTCTTTTTTTATATCATTATTACTTTCTATTTTAGCATTTTTAAATTTAGCTGCTTCATTCTCTACAACTAATTTAAATCTTTCCATTTCTTTTATTTTTTCTTGAATATCTGCATTATTTATATTTTTATGTTCTGGAATATAAAATACTTCATAAGTATTAAGTTCAAATATCAAAGTTAAATATATCTTTTCTACAAAAGTATATTTATCATATGTAGGAACTATTGATATTATTCTCATCTGATTTTTTTCACTAACTCGCATGTTAAATTTAATGCTTACTAAATCTTCTATATTTTTTTTAACTGCTGTCTTAAATCCAGCATGAATAATAGATATTTTACCATTATTACTTAATATCACACTATCACTGTTTGAATTACCAAAAGCTTGACATTTAGCCATTGAAATATTTTTTTGTATAGCCTTTTCCACCTTTGTTTTTTCTCTATTTCTTTCTGCTATTCTTTCTAATCTAGCTTCTTTTTCTTTAGCATTATCCATTATGTTTCTTATAAAGCAATAAACAATAATATATCCTACACCTAGCCCTATTAAAATAAAATGACCTAAATATTCTTCCATAACATCTCCCCCTATCTTGATACTTCAATTATATCAAGAATATACTATTAGGAAAATTATTACAATTCGACATTATTTTCTTTTAATTTTTTCTTTAATACTATAGTAGTTATTGGTTCATCATAATTCCAATAAATTAATTTAATATTATTTTCATCACATAGCTTTTTCTTTTTTTTATCTCTTATCTTACTCTTCTTAAGACCCTCTTCTCCACCAAAAAAATCTATACTTTTTGAATGTTGTTGCCCTTGATACTCAAACCCAACCTTTAATGAAGGTATAAATATATCTAAACTTTGTCTATGCAACCATGAAGGATTATATTGGAATATCGCATCTTTAAAATGATTAGATATTAAATCAAATAATATTTTTTCACTTTTCCATTTTGTCTTTATTGTACCCTTCTTTATTAATCTAGTATATATCTCATCTTTTTTTGATTGAATCTTTTCTATATTTCGTTTGTATTTTTTTAATATTGATTTTGTTTCTTCATGATATCTCTGAATAGGAAACATTAAATATTCTCTTAGTGCTATAAATATTTCTAATTCATTTTTTATATCATTGTTTTCTTTTATATAATCTATAACTTTTCTGCCATAACCTATATGTGTATTAATAGAACCTGATTCATATTCTCCTAAAGTATTCGTTGAGAGAACTCTTCCCCAAAAATAACAAATTGAATCGATGCCTCCCAACTTATCCTGTAAATAAAACAAGTATTTAGTTTGATTAGTTACCCTCTCATCATTTCTATTTGAAATAAGTAATTCAAAATACAAATCTCCTACATAATTTCCATTCCATTTTACTGAAGAAATAATGTCACTTATATCAGTTTCGTATATTCTATAATTGTTATTGTATAGATATTCATACAATTGAGCATAAAATATCTTCTTTTTATTAAAAATAATTAAATAATTCTTACTTGAATCATTTTCAAATATATTTTCTAAAAGAAGATATTTATATGAGTATTTCTCCATAACATATTTTGCAATCTCTAAACGAGTTTTTTGTTCATAGCTAAACAAATATACCAATATATCTTCACCAGTTTCTAATTTTATCTCATTATAAGTATCCTCAATTATCTTACCCAAATTACATATTCTTTGTGTAATAGCATTGCTTTTACAATTTTCATAGGCTATTTTTAAATCATTATTAAAGTTCCAACCCATAAATTCTCCCCTTATACTCTGATACTTCAATTATATCAAGTCTAAAGGAAAATTTATACTACAAAAGGAAATAGAAGCCAAAACTCCTATTTCCACAAAATCATTTACTCAAGTATTTATTAATATCTTCTTTACTAGCTTCCTCTATGTAATCTATCATACAGATTGGAATATCCCTACTGCTAGAAACATCACTTATTTCTTCTACTCTTATTTTCTCATTTCTTACACTCTTTAATATTCCAATAAATCCATAGTACTCATGGTCATATATAGCATATGTTTTGCCTATCTCAACCATTACACCTTTTATGTAATCATTATTTATCATAAATCTCTTAAGTACCTGACTATTCTCTTTCAATATTTTGTTAAGAAAATATATTTGTCCTTTTCCAGTTACAATAGGAGTATATCTAACTATCGTATTTCCATCTTTATCTATCCCAGTACTCTCAGAAACCTCTAATACTTTCAAATCCATTGACTTTTGAGTTGGAGTATTATGGTCAGCTCTTTTCTTCCTAATTAGATATTCATTATTTCTCATCCACTCAAATAATCTATTCTGCCCTATATCTACTCCATTCTGATTTAATATCTTAGATAGTTGAGCAATTAGTATTGAGCTTGATGAACTTTCTATAGCATTAGCTAGTTCAAGTTTAGGTTTATTTTTCTCTTGCTCTACTTTTAACTTTTCTTTAGTAGCTCTCTCTTTCTTTAGTTCTGTAAGTAATTTTATAGTCCAATCTGGGTCATTGATTGCCTTCTCTAATGCTTCATTAGTCATATAAGCTCCATGTTCTCTTATTGATGGAAGAACTTCATCAAATACCCAACGCTCAAATTTTTCAGCACTTGGTAATTCGCTATTTGTAATTAATCTATACATATCACCTTCCGGTATTATATTCACTTCCAAAGTTTTAGTTTTACTTTGTGGGTGAGGTATGTGGTGTTTCACCACCCACTTACAATGTTGTTTAATTGCATTTGTTGTGTCCTTATACCCAAGAGCTTTTGCAATATCTGTTGCGACAAAATAGGGTTCATTTTCAATTCTAATTGTTCTTATTTCTCCAAATAATTCATTGTTAAAGCTTATTATTCTTTTTTCATTTTCTCTATTAATTATCTCCATAATTAATCCCTCCTTATAAGTTGTATTTTTTATAAGAAGCTGATATAATCATTCTATTCAAGTTGATAATTATATCAGCTATTTAAGAAGTCTTACTCGCCGTCCAAAGTTTGTAAGGCTTCTTTTTAATTACTAAAAGTAATTTTATCACTTAAAGTAATTTATATTTTTATAATACACTCCACATAATGTAATGTCAAGTATAATATTTTATTACTTTATGTGGTATAATAATTATAAAGATATCTTGGAGGTGAAAAATGTTTGGAGAAAGATTAAAAAAGCTTAGAATTAAGTTTGGATTAAAGCAACATGAATTAGCTGAAATATTAAATGTATCACAAAGCACTATAGGTATGTATGAAAACGACCAAAGAACTCCACCAGCAGAGTCTATAGTTAAACTAGCTGAATACTTTAATGTCACTACAGATTATCTTTTAGGTCATACAAAAACCAACTATTCAGTCAGTGCAAATATACCTGGTATGCCATCAATCATATGCGAAGATACTTCCATCTATGATATAGTTGATGAAAAAAAAGACATTAAGTCTTTAGAAGATATAAATAAATTCTTAGAAAATAATAATTATAATGACGAAGTCAAAGAAGTTCTTAAAAAATATATGCAACTAGATGAAATGGATAGAAAAGCTATAGAGAGAATGATAGATAATGCATATGAGAGACTAAAAGAGGATAATTAATATATACCTCTTTTTTAAAATTATGATTGTCATATACCTGTCACTATTGAAATCGCTAATATACAAATCACTCAATTAAAAAAGACAATCAACTGACTGCCTTTTATTTATATATAATAATTTTTACTTATCTGATTAATTCTCTTCATCTGAATATTCTACTTGAAGACCATATATAGCTACATATGCTCTAAAGTCAAATATTTCATTTTTAAATTTTTCCAAATCATCTTGAGAATTAGATTTTTTATATGCCTTAGCATATTTAACCATATTGTCATAGGAAGTCTTAGCTGCTGAAAAATGGTCTAATGCTTTACTAACTCTTTCATCATTTTTAAACTTTCCTTTATTATTTTCTATATAACTTACATCAATATTTTTATCTGAATAGAAGTCAGGAACAATCTTTTTAACTTTTTCATAAAGATTTTCATCTAAAGGGTCTATATCTTTAGGAATAGAATCTGAAATAATCTCATACTCTTTCATTGCTTTTTCAATGTTCATCATCATGGTTTCTGAAGTAGATTTAGCCTTGTTTAATTCACTATTTGATTTTATGGAATTCTCTAAAGCTCTATAATTTGATAGAAATTCATCTGTTTTAGTATTATTACTAGCAGAATAATCTACATAACTTCCACTTGGCTCAGTTGCAAAACTATGAAAATCTGTGTATGAATTATAGAATTTTTCTATTGTACTCAAAATATCATTTAAATCCTCACTACCTTCAGGAACAGATTTCAATTTACTATATATTTTTAGAAGTTCATCATCATATTTTTTTGACTTCTCTATTTCGTCACCTTTATCCAACATTGCAGCGAAAATAGCAGCATCAATATTAGAACCATGTTTCTTTTCATAAATATTTTCTTTCCAATAAGTTTGAATGGTGTCAGCAATATCTTCTAAATTAGCACCTGCTACATAACTTTTTTCTTGAAAATCTTTAATAGTCATTATGTATTTCGCCCTAGCTTCTTGTTGTTTTTTTTCCTTGATATTGATACTGGTGAAAATCCCCACTATGACCATCAATATTATACCAGCAAAAATATAAATATACTTTTTATTTATTGATGCTTTTTTACTTATTACAGTCTTTTCATCTACCTTCTTACCACACTTAGAACAAAAAAGTTGTCCTTCTAATAACTTTTCTCCACATGATGTACAAAATTTAGTACTATCATTTTCCTGTGATACTTTGTTTTCATCTTCACTCATATAAATTACCCCCTATAATATCTGTCATAAGCTTACAGTAGCTTTACTGTCCCTCAAAGCTTATTCTACTAACACTATAATTATAGCAGGAAACATGTAGAATTACCTCCACTAATTGTATATATTTGTAAAATAAAGAATTATAGGTAAAAATCTTTTAAATGTATACTTGTCATGCCTCTATCATCATTGAATTATAACAAAAAAAAGCCTACTTAAAGTAGACTTTCTATTTTATATAAAAAATATAACTTATCTGGTTTTTAAATATTTATAAATTTTAAATTTAAGGCTAGTTAGGAGCTACGGAATTTAATTCACATGATAAACCATTCCAGTAAATCATCTACTCTCAAGTAATAGCTCCTCAATCCCATCACACTCAAACATTAAAATAAGCTCTTATAGTAGCTAAACACCAAACAAAATGTTCCTCTCAGGAACACTTGTTGAAATTCCAATACTTTCAACCATAAAAATCAACCTCTTATGTTCGATTCTAAGCAATTAAGGTATAAACACAAGCAGTCATTTTTACAAAACCTTAGAGAGTCCTACATGAAGTTATAATGTTTAAAAGTCTTTCATTTCTTTCTATTTCCTTTTGACTTGGCTTACTGAATACCTGCCTTATAAATAATTCAGCGTCTTTACCTGATAATTCAGGTGTTGCCTGAATTGGTTTTATTTTATGTTGACTCATATTGTCACCTCCATAATTAATAAAAGAAAATTATACTTCTCAAAGTCGCCAATAGCAACGACTATTTATTACTTTTAATAATATCTAGTATTATATGTCCTTCAATATTTCCAAGTATCTTATATTTGTCATACACATGTCATCATTGAAATAACTACAACATAAATGATTCAATTAAAAAAACAATCTAAATTGATTATCTTTAATATTTATTAATACATCTTGATATTTATATTACAATAGAATAAACCTTCTATTATCTTATAATAATAAAAGGTTTATTCTATCTCCACACCTTAAAGGTGTACTATGGCCACTCGCCTTATCTATATTAATATAATAATAAACGTCTTATAAATTTTACAATTTAATCTCTAAAACCTATCTTATAACTTATATATTCATCATCTACAAAATAAATTATATCATTGAACATAAAGAAGTTATAATCATTTTTCTTTGCCTGATTAGCCATTTTTATAAAATAAGGCGTAAAACCACTATACCTTTAGGTTAGTGGATGTAAGCTTATCCCTGATTATGTATATATCTTTCAATAGTTTCTTTAGAAATATTCCCTATACTACAAGCAAAATATCCATCTGACCAAAAAGTCTTTTCCTTCCAAAAATATTTGTTAAGATATAATTGATTATTATTAATTCACCAAATTTAATTAGCAAATTTTTTCTGTATTTACATACAAATATCAGATGTACTAATAACAAATACTTAGAATGGTTTCTACTAACATAATCCATGACTCCAATTTAACCCCTTCTTAAAGATATATGGCTTAATTAGTTTTACACTTGGTACTTTTTTGATTTCTTTTAAAGCTATGTATTTACCCTCATTTTGACTGCCTTTAACTGTATAAACATTTCCATTATATTTAATCAAGTCATTTGGCTGATACAATGATTTTTGCTTCCTTATTCTTCTTTGACCTTTAGATATTTTTTGACCTCTAAACACCCTAAGATTTTCAGAATTTAAATTTTTATTTCTAGTTCTTCTTCCACAATTAAGTTCACTTGCAGAAACCTTCTCACCAGTTCTATTATCTATATATTTAGCATCATAGAATTTTTCAAGACTTCTATTATTTAATCTTGACTGTTCAACTTTAAATATTTCTAAATTTCTAACTTGATTAACACCTTTAGCTATAGCAAAAGCATCATTAAAATGACTTTTTTCTATACCATGTTCAATTCTATGATTTTTAGTCAAATAACCATAAGTTGCTTTAATGTTAGTATATTTTTCTTTCAACTGTTCCAATAAGTACCATCTTATCATTGACATAAATGTAGCATCTCTAAAACCTCTGACCTTTTTACCATTTTCACACCAATCATACAAAAATTTCCCCTTTTTATGATTAGGAGATGTATGACATTTATTACACAAAGTTATTAAATTACTAGGAGCATCAGAACCACCCTCACTCTTGTACTTAATATGATGAATTTCTAATATCTGTTCTTTACTCTTATTCTTACAATTAGGATTTTGACATTTATGTCCATCTCTATGAAGTACATATTCTCTAACATTCCAGAAACCCATTTGTTCTCCCTGTTGATATTCTACACCAGATATATCAGGATTCTTGATTTTTTGTATATCAAAATTAGCAACCTCTAATACTATATTTCTGATAGGCAATATAGTATTAAGATAATCTATAAATTTAACATGAGTATCCAATTTATGTTGTAAACTTGGTGCTAACCATCCTTGTCTTATTTTTCTATTGTTCCATCTAGGTTTTCTATATCTTAACCTTTGTCTCCTAATTCTTCTATACTGACTTTTTTCTAATAATCTATCTTTCATACCTTGAAGCAATTTTACTTCTCCAACTATTAATTCTTTACTATCTGTTATAGCTGAAAATCCTATATTTAAATATCCACTATCTATCCCCAATGTTATAGTTTGAATATATTCAGTATCTGTCTTATATAATAATTGTATAATAAATGGATTAACTCTTTTAACAGTAGCTTTCTTTTGTTTTAATAATTTTCTAGCCTTTGCATTAGTAGTAGGCATTAATGGTTTTCCTTCAAAATTAATTACATATACCATAGTATAATCCTTTCAGATAATTTAACCTCACCTTACGGTGGTAAGCTCTCTTCGCCAATGTTATGAAAGGTTTTAAATATACCACACTTCACCTGCCATCAGTGATGTTTAATGATATACCGTAGAGTTTAGGACTAGAGAAGTATCCTAAAGTACCTATATATTCTTACATAACGTAGTGTAAACTTAGGCTATTCAACTAGCTTTTACAAGCTACTACCCTTTAGGGTGGTGGCAGTTGACTATGTCTCCAGTCCAAATATCATCATCATAATTATATATTAAATATTTTGGAATATTGACTTTATTATTTGTAAAACTATCTTTTTTTAATTCTTACTTTTCTATTATCTTACCACAAGATTCCCTAAAATGTATATTAGGATAATCTAATTTTCTTGTAACCTCTAATACTTCCTCGATGTATTCAAATTTAAATGTTAATTAAAACAATTATACCTCTCTCCTTATATCAATATGTTATATACAAGTATATTTCACAATATACTTGTATATGTTTTTGCATCAATCAATGTATTAGAACATTGAGAAACAATTCTAAACCGCTTATCTAAGCAAATCAACTAAACTACCTATCTAGGTTAAATTGCTCACTATATGTTAGAGCATCACCGCTTTTTAATTTTCCACTTATGATATACATCTACTAGTGGATAACATACAACCCTTAGAAAACTCTATAACTTAATAGACACTCGATATTATCTATTTTACTGGTACGCCTAATTCATTCATTTTAGACTTAAAACACTTAGGTACTCTCTCTTGTGCTTTAGAATTACTCTCTTCCATTATATTTGTTTGAGGTCTATATCCGCCAACACCCCAGACTTTCCCCTTTTCTAATCTTTCCATTGGAAATGCTGAATTACGTGTAAATGCATCCACCCAATTTCCATTATTTTGTATCTCTGAAGTGACAGAATTAGAAGAGAGTTCTGTAACATCTATAGCATCTAATAATTGTCCTGTTCTACCTCCCCAAACATTAGGATTCCATTCTCCAACTGGAGTATAACCAGAATAAACTTGTTTGTTTACTTCTTCTTTTACTATCTCTTTCATTTCTTTTCCAACTTCAGGCATAGATGCAGCAATCTTATTTTTTGTATAAGCAACCAATTCATCTAATGATTTAAATACCATCTAATTCACTACCTTTTCTTTAATATTATTCATTTTTTCAATTTCTTCAGTCTCTTTTAAAACTCTGTCCTGCAATATCTCATTCTTCATCTGACCTAACTTAACCTCAGTATTCATTAATAAAGATGCAGTTAATTCATTTTCTATTTGACCTATATAATACATCACAGTTTCTAATTCACTAGATACTTCACTATTTATTAAATTTTCTATTTCAATATTTAATTCTATATTAGTCAATTTATCAATCAACATTTTAAGAATCTCTTCTTGAGACAATGCTAAATCAGGATTCTCCATACCAACCCATATTTTATTTAATATATCTTCCTTAGTTTTCTTATCAGGATTTCTAACTTCTATATATTCCTCTTTACCATTCTCATCTACAATTGGTATTATAGCCCTAACTTTATCTTGTATTAATTTATCTACTTGTATTTTATTCATATCTATCTCTCCCTTATTTTATTATTGGATATTTACACTTAATAGAAACTTTACAGTTTCCAGTAAACTTCAATATATTTACACCTCTTCTTAACCTAATCCACTTTCTATTAACAATATTGAATCTATTCTCACCATTACTATTTAAAACAGTGTAATACAAATTATCTATTGTTATTTTTTCATTTAATCCTAATCCACTTATAACTAAATTGTCTTCTTCATTATCGCTGATAGTGGAGTTTCTAATTGTTATATCTCCTTCTTTTAGACATTCAATATCAATTACTGGAGCATATTCTTCATCTACATTAGACACATTATTTAGTTTAATTTCCCTTGTATCCTTGACAGTTATAACTTTTTGAAAGCTTCTATAAGCATAATTTGTATATGGTTGAAACTCTATTTCTAATACACCTTTTTTATCTTTTGTATATCTTTTTATTATCTTTCTCGCTTTGAAATAGTATATTTCTTCTATATTGTCATAACTGATAAAAGGTTTAAATTCTCTCTGCCAAAACCAATTGCATATGTTTTCTAGCGTATAGTCATCCCACTCATAAGCCTCCCCATGTTCGCTACATAAACAGAATTGTAATGTTATAGGTTCTATAGTAGTTTCATCTTCACTGTAACAAGGATTTTTATTAAAACTGCTATCAGATTTAATTGCTTCTTCATAAGGCAATCCATATTCATTCAGTATTTCATCATCACCTAATGTAACTAATTTGATGTTCATAGATTCACTTGAAACATTATCAAATAAAAACTTATCATCTAAAAATACCAATTTATCACCTTCTTTCATTTTTTTAAGTTCAAATCCGATTAAAACCACATTTAAACGTAAAAAATAATCCCTACTCAATTAAGAGTAGGGTATTTACTATTTCTTAGGTTTAGTATCTTTTTCATCTTCTAATTCAACACCTAGCATTGAAGCCATTCTAGCAGGATTAAGATTTTCATCTCCTATAAATGTGAATGTAGCATACTCTTTATTTTCATCTGGTAAAACATCTAATGTCATATTAAATCCAGATGGATTCTCAGCAGTAAGATTTAACTCTATACTTCTTTGTGCTTTTGCATTTGGAACACTCATGTATAAAACCATATATTCACCATCCACAGTTTTAACCATTACCTCAGCTTCTACAACGTAATTTGGTGCAGTAGATTCTTCTTTTATTTTTACAACTTTTGCTTTTGGTATTTCTTCTAAATAGAATACTGCTACTTTATCTCCCGCATTAAAATCGGCTGTAGATATTGTTATTTCTGTATTAGCTCCTGTAACTGATGAAGTGAATTGTAATTTTTTAATTATAGATATTCCATCACTTTCTATACTATATACAGATATGCTATTTGCAACTGGCTTTATATTTTCTAAAGTAACTTTCTTAGTACTATCAGATGTTAATACTTTTCTTTTCCCAACCTTTGCAGTTTTCTCATCTATATCAGAAGATAATAACATCGCTAATTGTGCCATTTGTATTACTTCTTGTTCCATTGTTAAACTTGCTGTTATTGCTCCATCAAAAGCTATTGTATTTGCACCTTTAGCTTTTGCATAAACTGATTCTGAATCCATCTTAAAATTAAAAGCATTTAAATCCTGTGAATAAAACAATACTTCTCCTGTTACTTTATTTTTTACTATTACATTACCTGCATCTTTCACTGCAAATCTTTTCATATTATAAAATCATCCTCTCATTTTTTGCATAAAAAATAGCACTGCTATTTAACAGTGCTAAGTGGTATTTTTATCTCTTTAGACCAATGCTTCATTTTATCCATATCTGTTTGATATTTAAATGACCATGCATAGCCTAAACTTTCATTATAGTTTTTAAATTGTATCTTAGTCTTATAAACATTAATTAATTGCCAATAAGTCATTTTTAAAATCACATCTATTTCTATATATCCATTTATATTTTGAACTATATTTATATAATCACATAAATGGTATGCTTCTTTTTCTCTTTTCTTTCTTTCCTTTTCTTTAAAGTGTGCAATCAACTGTTTTTCTCTTTCAGAGCCAGTATTTTCAATCCACTTATCTTCATCATCTTTAAATAAATTCTTTTTATCAATACAAAACGTCTCTAAAATTAAATCTGATACTAGTCCAAAATCCTCTCTACTTATAAAAGCATTTTTCTTTTTATCATCAAATTTAATTAAAATACCAATTTTAATCTTATTCATATATTCAATATTTTTAATATCAGTTTTATATAATATAGATAAAGATTTTTTTATCTTATCACTAAGTAACTCAATTTCTTCAGAAGAATCTCTTCTTGATGTTAACATCATCAAATCTAAGATAGGTATAGCATCATATTTACATTTCAATTCAAATGATTCCTCGTTACATAGCTGAGAATAGCTCTTTTCAAGTACTAAAAATGGATTAACTATCTCTAAATTAGCCATATCAAATTTAATAAGTTCTTCAATAGTAGGTTGATATACAGTTCCTAATGTTTCACTTAGCTTAATTGGTAATCCTGTAATATAATAATTTTCCAACATTACATATCACCAAAACTTTCAGATGATACAACTATGCTAAATCCATTATAACTTGTATCTAAATTAAACATGGGGGAACAGCTCTCTAATTTTATTTTTCCTATACCTGCTATCTCCTCATTTTCAGTGATTGTGTCCACTATACAACATACTAATGCAGCATCTCTTAGTCCATTAAAAGTATCTTGGCATTCATCATGGCATACTACACCAATTTCAATATTAGTAGTTTTTATTATTCTACTTCTATCTTTATAAAGATTATATTTAAATAATGTTATGTAAACAGAAACATCTGCTTCTTTTAATACTTTTTCTACTCTTCTATTAAAAAACACTTTCTTGTTTCTAAGCTCTTTAACTGGATTTTTTATATCAGGCATGGATAAAATATCTTTTTGTGATTCATTATTATAAATCATAAATTTAGCGAAGTCTTGATTTGACATTAGAGTTGTTCCTATATTACTTATCATCTTGTTAGGGAAAGCCATATAGACCCATATATCTACCCCCTTAGTGTTATTTTTTTAGTATCTATTATTTCATTTATATCTTTATCTTTAGCCAATAGCAATGCTTCTAAGCCAGAATACTTAGCCAATGTATTAGCCTGTATGACACATCTTTTCTCATCTTGATAAATTATATCACAATATCTGTATTGCTTGTCTAAGAGCCATTTAACTCCTTGAGAATGGTCTATTCTGTATTCATTTTCTTCACCTAGATTAATAAATCCATCCCCTATAATCTTACTGAAAGGAATAATTACACTATCATTTTCAGATAAATCATTCCAAGCTATATTATTTACTGTATCATCTTTTGAAATCAATGCATCTTGTAAACAAATAGCTTTAATAAGACCATCTGCTCCTGTTTCTCTGCCATTATACTCAAAGTCATTAATACTAGTAACTCTAAATACAGTTTTACCAGTTAACATTATTCTAGTGTCAATATCTATAGTTTTAGTGATAGGATTACTTCCAAAATAAAGTTGTCTTTTTGTATCTGAGATAGAAGTATATTTATTATCTGCCATACCATCAGAATATAAGGTTAAATTTTCAACAGCTATAGGGATTTTATACATCTGACCTTTATATTTATAATTAAAGAATTGATTGCATCTTTTTATTATGAAATGTTTATATGTATCCATTTCTTTATGTTCTTTAAATATAGTTAACCAGTAACAATTATCATAGAAAAGATAACAACCCACATCTACATCTAAATCAGATTCAACTAATAGATTTTTTTCATCTAAAGCTCTTTTATCATTATTAGTTATATCATTAATTGCAACTACAGCTCTTTTAGTATCATCTGTTATACAAATTTCATCTATATCAGTTATTTGTACTTCAATACAGGTTGGTGTTTCTTTTAGGTATTTCTTAAAACTTAATCTAAGTTGTAATATTCTTTTTTCTTTAGGAGTTGAACAACCAAGTCCAATTCTTTTTTTTATGTCACTTAAGTAACTCATGCTAGTTCCATCCTTCAAAATTTTTTAGCATGTATCTTTGTTGATATTTATTAAATCTAGTTCTCAATTGCTCTTCTCTTGCTTGAAGTTTAGCCAACATATTAGCACCTGATTTAGCATTATAATCAGAATCAGTTAGCATCTGTTTTAAATTTTCTTCTCTATTTATCTTAGGTTGTAACCAATGTATTTGCATACCATATGATAATATTTTAATTTCCTCTAAATCTAAATCAGATACTATTTCTCCTAAATATTTGTATTTGAAAATTATCTCTTCTGTAGTTTCTACAACAAAACTTATTATAAATTTTTCATCTTCAAAGCTTATTGTATAATCTTTATCTAATTCGTATTCTTCTTTTGTATCTTTTCCCATCAAAGTTATCTCTGCATTTTTATTACTATAATTAGATGTATAACTTAGTTGAGTAGCAGGAATAATTTCCTCGCCTTTTTCATCAACATATTTTATAGTCAAATCTTTTTTACATTGATTAAAATCAACTATAGCATCTTCTAAATAACTGTACATCATTTTTTCTATTATTTCATTTGATAGTAATAACATCTCTTCATCATTAATAGCATCCAAAAACTTTTTATATATTTTTACAAGTGGAGTACCCAAATATTCCACCACCTTTAACTAAACAAGTACAAATCTTCTATTCCAATTCTTTTAGCTAATAGTTTAGCCTTTAGCCCAGAATCAAATTTTTTCTTTTTATGTAAATCTATTGCCCTCTCAGCTAATCTTCTTGTTAACTCAACATTATTTTTATTTAATATTTTTTCAAAAGAATTTATATCAACTTTATCAGATAAGAAATATTCTAAATAGTCTTCATTAGGATTTCTTATATGTTCATATAAACTATTCAATCCTAGAAAATCTATTATGTCCATTGGGGTACATTCAACATCTAAAGAATCTACATCCGAAATTATTAATCTATGTTCTTCAAAAAAACCTGGACTTCTTCTCACTATTCTATAAAGAGTATCTAAATCTATAAATTCAGTTGAATCTTTTGAACCTACTTTAGATAAAGAAAAAATTTGTTGTTTTTCTCTTGGGTCAATATAATCAACATCCCATGTGGATATATTTTTTATTTCTATATCTATTTCCTGTTTTTTTTGTTTTAGCTTTCTTTGTAGTTCTAATCGGTTTAATCTAGCTTCTTTTTTATTTAAAGTAGACTTTATATCTTTTTCTAAAGTATTAGCTTTGACTTCTGTTTTAGAAATATTTTCTTTTTTAGCTCTTGCCATAATAATCTCCCTCCCATAAAAAAAGAAGGTGGATAACCACCTTCTAATTCAATTATTGTATTTTATAAACTCCAAATTTAGCAGCAGTTACAACTCCTAAATGTATTTTTTGAGCCATAAAATATTCTATTTGTTGGTCATCTCTTTCTTTTTCATCAGTATTTTCTATGACCAATACATCTCCTTCAGTACCAAGTTTGATTATCTTCTCTCCATCAGGTATTACATAGATAGCCTTATTATCTAAAGCCCACTCTTTACCTTCTGCTGCATTTTCATCATAAGCATTTGGTAAACTAAGTACTTTATATCCACCTCTAAATGTTTGTATAAAACCATATTTTCTTTTTTCTTCTTTTTCTAAATCAGTTTGAACACCTTCTAAATTACTTAATGCAAGTGGAGTACCATATATAATAGGCTTTTTACCAGTAGCCCCTTCTACCTTAGCTATCAATTCCAATAATACTTTGTCTGAATTACCTGTAGCTTGAAACTTAGCATTTATTGTTGAATATGCACCTTCAAATGTTTTTGCTATTCTTCTAGCAATATCATAATGATATGAATCTGATACCCTATTCACAAATACAACCCAATTTATTCTTCCTGTTATAAATCTCTCTGCTTCTTCATATATAGCAACAGATAATTTAAATGCTGTTGTAGGAACTTTTTTGTTAAGTAATCTTTGTCTTCTTGTACTATTAACACCATCTGCTATATTTGCAACTTTAAATAAATTAGTATTTTCAACAGTAAATTCTTTTTTATCTCCTAAATCAAAATTCTCAAAATCACAAAATGGACTAAATACTTCCTCATTTAATCTATTAATATCATCAGATATTAATTCTGATATTAAATTATAAAATCCCCATTTATTTTCTTGGAATTTATAATAATTATATTTTTCTCCTCCCATCATTTCTTTTAATTTATTCTTTATTGCACTTTCAGCATCTCTATATGTTATTGTGTTTCCATCTCTATCTGTATATTCTCTAAATGTATCTGTATATAGCTCATGAGCTATTCTCTTTAAAGTTTTTGCTGTTGCCATTAATTTACACACTTCCTTTTCTATTTTTTTGCATAAAAAAATAACAGTTATAGACTGTTATCTCCTGTTTGTTAATTTTATTTGATTTTATAAAACTTTTATTGTAACTGAATCTTGACCTTCATAGTTCCATAATTCTAATACTTCTGCTACTGGAGTTTTAGCATCTGCTGTAGGCAATTTTTCAAACTGAAACGAATCAGATTTTAATTGTAACTTGTCTTTTACTGCAATACTTTTATCTGCTATATGTAATAGAGATATAGTTACCTCATCTCCTTTTTTTAGTCGTCTACATCTACATATCTGACCAGGAGAAACTTCGTAATCTCTTTCATCTAATCTTTCATCATACATAGTTGCTGGGTCATCAACTATACCCCAATCTAATGTGTCATTTGTAACTTTATATATTTTATGGGTATCCCTACCATACTCCGTGTCTTCAAGTTCTCCAATATTTATTACAGCACCATTTTCTAAATTTATTGGATTGGTATCCTCTGATGGAACAACATATTTACCTGTTAAAACATCAGGATTTTTTACTTTATCTGTTTGTATTATTGCTTTATCTTTCTTCATGTAAATTCCTCCTATTATTCTTTATCTGAATATTTTTTTATAAAAGATATTTCTTCTGGTTCACTAAAACTATCATTATTATTACTTATAGGTATTTTTATCGTATTATTTTTATCATCATTTATACTAAAATTTTCCTTTTCGCTTTGTTTATTGCTAAGAGTTTTTAATGCAAATATGTAACCCAATTCTTTCTTGTATTCATCTAATGTGATTTCCTTATTATAAGCTTTTATTTTTATATCTTTAATTTCATCTTCTGCTAATTCAAATTTTTGAGCTACATCATCAACTTTAGATTTAAATAACTCAAATTCTTTTTCTTCTTTGAATGCCTGTAATGGCTCTAAACTGGCTTTTAAATTAGATATTTCTTTTTGTTTTTCAGTAAATTTCTCTATTATTTCTTTTTTTAATTTTTCTTGTCTACTAAAAACCTGTACTATTTCTCCTTCTTGTTTTTCCCTCCAAGTTTGTATATATGATTTTTTATTTTCATAATCCAAAATGACAGCATCTTCATTAACTATATATGGAATGCCATAATAATACCCCCAGTTAATTTCATCTTCAACTATAGCAATATTCTCTTCTGGTATTAAATCATTATAATAAAAAGCTTGTACTTCAACTTTTTCACCATACCAATTCTCAGTTTCGACTTTGTATTCTTTTAACTTATTTCTTATTTCAGTACTAAGATTACTCACTGCTAAAGCATATCCTTCAGAATTTTTATTAAGTTTTTGATTCTTATTTGGCAAATTCTTTTCCCCCTCTCCATGTTCTAATGCATAAATTTCTGAGCATATTTTTGATATTTCTTCTTTATAATTAATTTTTCTTGAAAATTTAGTTAAACAACAATTTGAACCCATAGCTCCCTTTACATCAGAACCAAGACATGTAATTCCATGATATACATAGTCTTTTATATTATAAAATCCATCTGAATCATCTAATTGATAATCATTTATATCTATTTCCATTGAAATTTCTATTTCATCAGAATCCATAATTATATCGTAAGCATGATTACTATATGATTTATATATATATCCTTTACATTTAACATACTTCTGCCCATCAATTTCAACTTTTTCATATTTATTTGTTTCTGGTATAACGCCAATTATTCGTTCTTCATAATATTCTTCTAATATAAACCCTTCATCTGTTTGAACTACTTGTGTTAAAACATTATGACCATCAAAGTCATATTTTCCATCTTCATTTATTTTTACATATCCTAGAATTGGAACATTTTTTAATGTTGGTTCAGCTTTATCAATAGCTTCTTCATAAAATTTAGTTCCATTTGGATTTGTACCTTCATGCATAACATAGATATACACTGGCAAAAGATTACTATTTAGTTCTTCCAATTTTTTTTTATCTGAATAATGTTTTAAATTACAAGGTAATTTTAATATTTTTATTTTTTTCACCTCCTTTTAAAAACGTATTTTGCTAGTAAATATAAATCTTTTCATTTCTTCATTACTGAAATTATTTATTAATTTTGATTTATTTTCAAAAACATATAAAGTCTTATTATTCAACTTGTTTTCACATATAAAACGATATCCTTTTTCCATTAATAATTTCTTATCATCTTCAGAAAAAGCATATATAAACTTACTCATAATTAATCATTCTCCCCATTTCCTTTTGCTTGAGTAGAATTACCATTATCTGTCCCTATATCAGATTTATCTGGTCTACCACTGCTTTGAGTATGAGATGTTTGTTGAGGTATTAAAAACTCATCAAATCCCATTAATTTTTCTGCTTGTAAAGTGTTTATAGCTTGAAGTGGAGTAAACCCAGTACTTGCAATAAACAAGCTTTTACTCCCTCCGTATCCCATATCTTCTCGATACTGTTTGGATAAATTCATTTTATTAAAGTGAGTAGTTCCAATAAACTTCATATTAAATAAATTTGCCTTCTTGTCTTTATTTAGTTCAAAGTTAACCCAATTTTCTATCATTTGTTGAATCCTCATAGGAATTAAGCTATCTGCAATAATACCATTTAAGATAGATTCATTATTTATCTTGTCAGAGTTAAGTAAGGCTGTATTTATTCCAGCGTTATCAAATATGAACTCTTTTGCTTCTTTTACATAATCATTTATTTTAGATTTTCCATCTGAAAGAGTATGTGTTTCCAACTCTAAAGGATTTGTAGTTATTGCTGTTCCTTTTGGTAAATTTGCTTTTGTTGAATTGTGGTATATGGGAATTAAATTAAGGTCTACTAGTGGTTCATCATTTTTGCCAAATGGTATCTTTTGATGTATTAATTTAATACTTTCTATTACTGCATTTGTGCTTTTTAAATCTTTCATATCTTCAAGCTCCATTAAATCGTCAAATATAAAGCAAAAAAATGGAACTCCTTTCACTGAATCTAAATCATAATTAAATGCTACTGCTTTATCACTTAATTGAAAATATGTATTATCAATTAATTCTTCTCGTGTAAGTAAATTAGATTTATATTTTTTATATATGTTTTTAATTTCTTCTGGAAAGGATATTATGTTTTTGTCAGTAAGTTTTTTTATATTTATAGCGTATCTCATTACATTATTTTCTATCATTGTTATCATACAAAATTTTGCTGGTATCTGTTGTAAAACCATCCCTGAATTATCTTCTATCTTATATAAATAAACCTCTCCTAATTCCAATACTTTTTCGGTTATCCAAGCTGATGTAAATTTTATATTATATTTTTCTAATTGACTCGCCGAATTCATATATGCTTTTGTTATTTTTTCTTTTGTTTTTAATCTACTTATGTCTTTTGGGTATAAGATATGGTCAAAAGTATTCATATTAGATATTAAATTTAAAACTCTTCTATATGTACCAGATGTAGCTTTTAATATCATACTTGCATCCTGAAGTATATCTGTATTTGAAATTTGATATGGATTGGAGAGAGCTTTTCTTAATTTGTCTCTGCTTATACTTCTTAACTTATACATTTCTGTTGCTAATGTTGTGGATTCTTTTACTGAGGCATATTTTCCAATTTGAGCATTTAGCATATTGATTTGATTTTGTGTAGAATTGTTGTCTTTAGACTTGCTTTTATTATTATTTTTTTTGCCCACTTATTCACCTCATCTCTTACCAATAAATCATAACAGTTTTTTGATTATTTCTATTTTTTCTTTTCTCTTTTTCTTCCAGATAATCTGCTAAGAAATTCGTATAAGCCAAACTAGAATATCTATCTTTTCTTGCTCCACTTTTTTCCTTTATTTTAATTTTTCCTCCATCAGCACTATATTCTAAATTTATTAACTCATTCACTAAAGCCGTTGTTTGAAGATAAGGGGCAATATATTTTGCTTCCAATTCTGCCTTTTTATCTATTTCGTCTGCCTTTATCATTTCTTTTTCTAATATCATTTCTTTTGCTTCAATATCACTTATAGGAAGTTCTAAGGTTCTATTTGTAAGGACATCTCTTAAAGACATAGCCATTTTATGATTTTCATCAGCGTAAGCTTTCATGGAGTATACAACAGGAAGTGATTTTTTTGCTAGTGACTTGTCAACAGTATTATCTTCATTAAAACATGTGTAAGCATCATACCATTCATCTCTATCTGAATCATAATTTGCTTTCTGTATATAGCTCCATACAGTTGTTCCTATACCTTGTGTATCTAATATCATATAATCTGCCTGAAAATCTGAAAATAATTGTTTTAATCTTATTGCTTGTTTTTCAGCTTCCATACCATTATAAGCTTCTATATGGACAACACATCTTTTATATGTGCCTTCATTTGGAAGCATCCTCATCAAAGTATAAATAGAATTATCATTCTTAACTCCTCTGGCCAAAGCTATATCTGCACCAATAATCCGTATTTCTCCTTTTATCTTATTAAGATGATATTTCTTATCTCTTTTTTTCTTATTTTCAAGATACTCTATATCACTAGGAGGATAAAACATACTTTCTAATACCCTACATGGATTCACCCAAGATGACTTGAAGAAAGCATCATCTGATTCATTATAAAACACTCCACAATACTCCATCATGAAAGAAGCATCACTCATACTCTCTTTTTTCATTTCTTTAAGTATTCTTTTTTTAGTTAATAGTCCATGTTCTAAAGAGCAAGTGAATGGAATACTACATGCAAACATATCTTCACCACTAAGCATACCTTTTACTGTTTCCATAAACTTTTTATAACTCCAATGCTGAGAATACCAGCCTGAACTAAGATAAATTTCTTTATTCTCTTCTTGCATATATCTATATTTAGGATTCTGTAAATATCCTGGTTGTCTTGGGTTTGTTAAAAATGGAACTAAAACATCATTCACAGTTCCTTCATCCACCATTCTATATTCATCAACAATAAGAACATTAGCTCTGTAACCTCTTGCATCATCATTAGATACAACAGCTTCTATTCTACTTCCATTCCAAAAATCTATAGATACTTCTTGTGCATTTACTTGGAAACTTTTAATTTCTCTTTTCAGAGTATCTGATTTTAAATATAAATCACCTAAAATTTTACTTGTAATAAGTAGTTTTGCTTGTTTCTTTCTTTTTGCTGCTATTAAAACACAAGTACCTGGTTTTAATACAGCTATAACACAACAAAACACTCCTAGAAGCCATGATTTTCCCAGTCCACGAGAAGCAATAAATACAAATTGGTCAGACTTCATCATCATATAAATTAATATCTGTTGAAATAAATGTAGATTAAATCCAAAGTAATCCATACAGAATCTATGTGGATTTGCGAGATAAAAAGCACCCCAATACTCTCCTATACTCTCTAGTAGATTTCGGGATGAATCATTAGATGACAGCTCTCTTTTTTCATATTTAGTCCTCATTTTTATTACCTTCTAAAATGTCTCTTACATCATCTTTAAATTTAATATCTTTATCGCCATCATTTATCGAATACTTACCTGTAGCTAAACCTAATGCAACAGCAAGTGGTTTTTTCATATGTTTATTTACATAAGCTTCAAATCCATCTACATCTTCATATTCCTTTAACCTATCCTTTACAGGTTGATTTTTTTCATATATCATCATTTTCATTCCAAATGTATCATCTTGCGAATCTCCAGCTTTCTTTTTCTGACTAGGCTTTATTTCAGCATCTTGCATTTTACTTGATACTAATTTAGATAAATCATTAAAAGCTTTCATATCTCCCTTTTCTCTTGATTTATCTTTTTCTAATTCAATAATACAAATCTCTTCAAACAATTTTCTTTCAGTTAATGACTCTGGTTCATAATATTCTTTATATTCCTTATATTTTCTTTCTAAGATTTTATACTCATAATCATCAAAACCTCTTCCCCATTTTAATTTAATTTCATCATTTATGACTATATTTTTATCATTATTATTTTCTGTATATATTTCTTTCAATAAATTATCTAAAGATGTCTTTCCCTTATATTTTGAATTTCTATTAATAATTTTCATATATTCATCTATTAATTCATCTTTATTTTTTTTATCTGCAAGTTCTTTAGCTAATTTTTCATCAAAATAAACATCAAAGTTGAAACATATATGTTTTAGTGCCTTTACAAGTTCTCCATTGTAACACCCATTTAATAGTAAAAACCTAGCTCTAAAACATTCTTTGCATACTGGAAGTCTTTTATTTAAAGTAAATATTTCACTATGACTTTTCCAAAAATATCTATCTGTATATTTTTCTTCACCACAATTCAAACACTTTGTTTTACTAATTGCCATTCATAACATCACCACCATTAAAAAAGACCACTAGAGATTTAATTCTCTAGTGGTTAATAGGGAGATTCAACTCAATTAAGAGCTGAATTAAATTTACAATATAAACTTAACTCAGCTCTTAATAAATAACTTATAGCTTACTTAAATTTATATTGTAAGTACATATTCTCCCACTTTCATTAAATATCATTAATTTTTGCATTGCGTGTGAACTTAATCTTAGATTCTTAGCATAAGAATCCGTTCCGGAGAAACTTCCATTTACACATATTTCACTTTCTCCATAATTATCTTCCTTACAATTGTGTAGATGAGCCATAAAGATATAATCAGGAATTAATTTTATAAGAGAGGTCAGTTTAGGAATTGCTGTAGACATTTTATCTTTATCTCCATGTACTGCGAAACATGTATTTCCACATATTTTAGCTACTATTATGTCATTATCATATATATTTTCTTGGAATATTACATTGCCTAAACTTTTAATTCTTAGCTTTATATATTCATCTATTAATAGTGTAAAATTATCTTTATCTAAATTTTCATCTTTTTTAGGAAGAATTCTATCATGATTTCCACCAACTGAATAAACAATAATTTTATCAATTTCTTTAGATAATTCATATATAAATTCACTAAGTATTTCAGATACTTCTATAATTTGCTCAACTATATTTTCTCTATTTTCTAATCTTATAGAATTATGTATGTGACCAGAGATTAAATCTCCAAGTAGCATTACATGCAGTCTATTAATCTTATGCAACTTACTATATTCAATAATTTTATCTTTTAAATATTGTATTCTTATCTTGAATATTTCTGAATTATATCTATTAAATGCATTAATAATCTCTAATCCATAATGTATGTCTGAAATTAGCATAATAGCCTCTTGATTTGAAGATTCATAGCATTTGTAACTAGAATCACTTAGAAATGGCTTATGAAGTGATATATCATCTATTTTATTATTAAATAAATCAATTATATTATCTATTCTTGAATATTCTCTTATTTTCTTATTTACTAATGACCTTTCATCAGATAACTGTACTTTTATCTTTTTCAGCTCTAATATTTTCTCATTTATTTTATCAATCTCTTCTTGAGCAGAATTATCTTGTACTTTAGAATTAAGATAATCAAAAGCCTCTTTCAACCCATAAGAAACCTTCCTACAATGGTCTGGAGAACATTCTAACCCTAATAGTTCAACTATCTCTCCCCAATCCAAATCTATCTCTTTATTAACCTTTGCTAGTCGTATTCTAATCCTATAGTCAACTAGTGACTCATCTTCTTTTTTCTTCAATATGTCTTCCATATTTAATATCTCCCTGTTTATCACATAAATATCATTATCAATATATTAAGTAAAAAATAAATAGTCCAATATTGATTTATTGGACTATTGTTTCACTTAATCTTATCGTTATGTTTAAATCTGTATCACCAGTATACTTATCCAAAACATCACTAAGTAATACTTCATGGTCTCCATCTTTCAAATGTTCTATAATTTTATATGTATTATTTTCTTGTTTTATTATTTCACATTTTTCTAATACTGTTCCTTTATTATTTTTCATGCACTTTCACCTTTTTTATAATTTTATTAACTCTACTGGGAATATATTTATTTGCAAATTAGGCAGCCTTGTAGCTAACAATAGCTAATATAAGTTAACGCATTTAGCATTTATCAAGGATTTTCTATAACTTTTTTATTTTATTTTTACTATTTTAATAATTTAATCTTTTATCCTTGAGATTTTATATTTGAATTTTTAACTTTAAACTTTATATCTATTGTTCTCTTTTATACAGTACAATCGTTTCGTTTGTATGTACCCATCACTTTTATATAAGCAGTTTGATTTTTAACCCAAAATCAAATGGGAACTTATAATTTATGTTATTCGCCTAACCTGCAAATTAAAAAATAGTCCAATTAAGGACTATTTTAAATCTACATCTATAATTGTAAGTGCATTTGATGTACTCAATGCAAAATCAACTTCTTTTTCAAATTCTTCTATTTCATCCCTTAACTTTTCTATTTTCTCTCTTATTTTTAAAGGGTCTACTAAAGACCATTCTTGTTGTTTTTTATAAAATGAAATAAGTTCTGCTCCATCTTTACTTTTTTCTTTTTCCTCAAACATTCTGTCTGTATTTTTTTGCACTTCTTCATTTCTACGATTTACTTCAGACATCATACAATCATAGTTACTAACCATTTGTCTCAACAAGGATTTATCTAATTCTATACTATTTTTTCTTTTTATTGCTTCTAAAACTGTATAATTTTTATTACAAATTTGAACATTTGTTATAGCATTAGAGATATTAATTGCTTTATCTAATGCGTTATAATTATATATTAAATCTTCTATTTGTTGGTATTTACTTGAAACTTCTACATTAAAATCTTCTACACTTGTTTTTGTTTCATATACATTTTTATCAGAGCCTTTTTTAGTACCTACAATTTTAAAATTACTAATGCATCTATCTATCTTATCTTCTAATAACTTCTTTTCTGCTAAAGCTTTATGAACATTATATTTAACCATAAAAACATCTCCCTTTTAATTAAGATATTATTTAAAAATAACAAACTTTTTTTTATTGGAAGAGAGGAAGGGATTTGAACCCTCGTATCAAATTAATTGACCTAATAGTTTAGCAAACTATCCTCTTTACCACTTGAGTACCTCTCCATATTTCTATAAATTACAAACAGCAAGTCGAGTATCGCTACCTTCGACCATGGTCAAGTGCTGTATTTTAAAACTCCGACAGCTCGGATAGCGTGGCTGTTTTTTCACACTAAAGAATCTTTTTTAATTGTCCACTATTTGGTAGAACATCACCACTTTTTTATAAATAAATCCACATAAAAATTACTTAGTTCAAAAGACTATTTGATTTATTCACAATTTCTTCAGTTTTTTATTAGCCAGGTACACCAACAAACTCCTCTAATTTTAAAAAGCAGAAGTAGAATCTGTTACCTCAAATTCTACTTCTTTATTCTTACACCTTTAAGGCATACTAGGGCATTCACCGTATCTATTTCAAGTTATATGTTGCTCATCAACCTCGTGTATATTTGCCACGCTATATTCATTTTAGCAGCATCATCATCTTATATTTGTAAAATACCTATTACCAGCCACTAGAGCTTCTCAAAATGAGCTATCTCTGCTAATTGTATTAATTTTTAGCATATTCTAGGTTTGCTACCATATGTCACCATATGAAAGGGCTTTTAACCCATACACTCTCTATATAATTGCATCTTTTAAAGATTTAGCTATTTTTAATTTTGGAACTCTTTTTTCCTCAGTTTTCCAAGGTTTTTTAGTTCCATCTTTAAGAGTTATTTCTCCTTCTTTACCTTTTTGTATTTTAGTTAGGTATTTAACTCCCATCAACGTCAATTCTTCACCATCTTGTAGTACTTCGTTTCTTTTTTTTTCTATCACATCAAGTATCTCTCTTACTCTTATCTGTGATACACCTAATTCTTCTGCTACTTCTTTTAAAAAATCTACTTTTTTCATATCTTCTTAATCTCCCTTTTCTTATATAATTTTCATTTGATAATAGTAAGGAATAATTTTATTATTTTTATTAACCCCTTACATAAGTAATATGTTTTAAGCGACCCTTTTTTAAACCACTTTTCCCCACCAGCTAATTACAGTTTTTACAATTTGAGCGATATCCCTTTTTACCATTTTTATCAAACCTAGATAGCAACTTAATTTTTCCACATCTGCTACATTTTTTATATTTTCCTTTACAAACAGATATATAATAATAATTTTCTTCATAGTTTTTCTGATATGCATCTATTATTTTGTTCACTATTTTATTTATTTGATTATTTATTGCTTGAGGAGTTATATTCATTAAATTTGAAATAAACTCTAATGATTTATCTTTTCTATATAAATTTAAAATATCTTTTTGTACTGTGGTAAATTCAATTTTAGATATAATATTATTTAAATCCATAACTATACATGTTAAATCATCTTGCAAATCATTACCCTTTTGAATCTTTAAAAGCTCTTTAACATGTGATTTATCAAACATATCTAAATAGTCCCATTCTGGGCTTCCTGCATCTGCTAATGGTGCTTTCCATATAATTGGTCTCTCTATAGAATTTTTAACATCAGTCATATCATTTTTTAATGCATTTAAATTTTTCCTAACCATTCTCTTAAGTTTTAACTCTTCTTTACTTAATTGTTTATGTCCTAATTCTTTATATTTAGCTTTATACCATTCATAAGTATCTGAGTATGTTTTTATAATTGGATATTTTTTAATATCTTTAGGTTTAACTTTTATATCTTTTATTTTTTTATAGTTTTTAGGTAATTGAAAAAATGCAAAGGAATTGTCTTCTAGGAATCCATCTTTATTAGAAGTGTTTGAATTTATATTTCCACCATTTGCAGGTGCTATTTTATTTAGAAGTGCTTCTTCCTGACATGCTCTATTAAATAACTCTTTTGAATTGTATATTCTTATTTTAGTTTCCTTAGGTTTATCATCTACTGAGAGTATATAGCTCCCCATTATTTCTAATGTTTTTGCTATATTAGAAGTAGAATATATACTGTCATCTTTATTTAATATCAACTTAATTTTCGATGTATTATGATGTGTGTACTCCCATGTACCATTACTATTACTAAAAGGATTTTTAACATTTATATATTCGATTGGATTAATTTGATTATAGCCACACCAAGTAATGAATCTATTATAATCCATAACTACTTCTTCTCCATCAATAGTAACATAATATACACCATCTTTATCTAAAGGACTATCTGATGTTTGCTCAAATATATTTTCCCAAAATTTATCATTGAATTGTTTTTTTTCTTGATATTTCACTCTAGTAATAATATTCTCATTTCTCTTTGTAAGAGTATTATAAAATGTATCTATATAATTTCTATTTGACTCTTCAAACCACGTGTGTTTTACCCCTAATCGTTCCTCTATGTATTTAATTCTATCTTTGCTATTGTCTATGCTATAATCTAAATTCTTTATGTAATCTTGTGCAGATTTGCCATCTATTTCTTCATAAAAATTGTTATTATTATATATCAATATTATACCTCCTTTCCTTGCAATCCATCATCATAATCTGTATCATCATAATCCCATAGTTCATCCTTAAAATCCTCCTTATGCCTTTCATTTACAATATCATATGAAGACCTTTTACTCATCTCTGTGTATGTATCTATCATTTGTTCATATTCCTCATTTAATATTTGATACCTATTTTTATGTACGCCTGTTTTCTCTGATTCATCTAAATCTTCTAAATATATTAATTCTATTTTTTTCTCTTTCATACTTCTCCTTTTCTATATTATAAGATTTTAAATTAATTTTCTTGGTCACATTTCTGTGCCGTTTTTTTGCCTTTTGGTCACATTTCTGTGCCACCCCTAAATTTAATTTTTTAACTGTTTTTCCTATATTTTTGTTAATTTTTACAGTTCATTACCTCTTATTCTTAGACAGACTTTCTAAATACAATTAAAAAAGCATAAATCAATTGTTTTCTTTGCTAAATTTAAATTATTTCCCTTCCATATTACACAAGGATTTATAATGAAATAGTCTGTATTTTTGTTATTCCCTTCAACGATTACATATTTAAAAAAATAATATTTATCATCTTCTACCTTTATATAAAATCTAAGTAATTCCTTTTTAAATTTGTTCATATCTTGTTTTATTGTACTAATATTTAATAATTGACAAATTTTATATAAACTAATTTTTTTTATTTTTGAAATATCTGTTTCATGAGGGTTTAAACATAAGATATTACTCTCGAAATGTATATATGGTATGAGTTGATATATATAACTTAATTGTTTATGTTGTCTTGGTGTGCAATGTTCAAAAAGAAATCTACTAGTATTTATATATATTCTTGTATATTCTTTATTTTCAAAATTAGGAATTCCTTTAGTAAAATACTTTGGATTTATATAAAATTTATTATTAGATTCATATAATAACTCACATTTTTTTACGTCTGCTAAAAAATTTCTAAATGCCCTATCTTTAAGATTTAATATTTCTCTCATGTTTTTTCTATCTATAGGAATCATTTCTTTAAACTGAGAATATCTAACCAATAAATTTTCTTCTCCTGTATTATAGTTTAGATATGTTGCGAGATATATTAATCTACTTATATTAGCTTTACTTATATTTACTTCATTAAATAATAATTCATTTTTAACATAAGTACAAAATACAAAACCTCCTAATTTAAAATTATGGTATGGTAATTCTTTTTTATTATTGATAATAGCCCTTTGCTCTGGAGAAAAACTCTTTTTTCTCTTTCCAATTTCAAGTACCTCACCTCTTTTCATCCCTTTATGCTCCAATATTTCTCCTGTTCTTTTGTCTGTTACAATAACATCTTTTATAAATTCATTACCTCTAACTATAAATATCTACCTCTTTTCTTATAAATTTTATTTCAATTACAAGATAAAAACCATCTTGCAATTGTTCTTCGCAACATGTTGCTTCAGAAATTTTATTACCCTCTATGTTCTATTTCTATTATATCATATACCCTCTATGTTCTCAATATTTTTTTTAATATCTACCCAAAATTTCTTGAGTAGATATTTTCTTTTAATCTGGCATATTATTAAATATATTCTTAATAATAGGATTTTCTCTTTTTATATCTTTTTTTTCTTCAGTAACACTTGTCTTTTTATTTGTCCTATATACACCATTGCCTAAACATTGTTTTAATAATTTATTTTCTTCTTGAAGATTTTTCCACTCTAATATTATTCTTTCCAAAGCTGTATTTCTACTGCTTATATTTTTATCATTTTGATACTTTTCTATTTCACCAAATATATCTTCTTCTAAATAAAAGCTAGATGATTTTTTCATATAATATCACTCCTAGAATTGTTCCATACCTACTTCAAATAATCCTTTAGCTGTAACCATTTGAGCATCTTTAGAGACTTTGAATCTATTATCAAATGTCATATGTAGTGCAGTACCTCCACTTACATATACATCCATTTCGTCTATATTTTTCCACTTAGAAGCTATTCTTTGAGCTGTACTTTCAGATGCCATAATATAGGCAGCCTTTTTAAGTTCATCATAATCATTAGAACTATCTATTTCATTAAGCTCTCTTATTATACCTCTATCTTTAAGTTGTTTTTGAACTATTGTTAAAGCATCTTGATTTCCAGCTTCTAATGTATCTGATAGTTTGTCATTAAATACAAAACCTTTTTCAAAGTAGGATAATTCTGTGGTTCTAAATCCTATGTGAGCCACACCAACTGCCTTATCTTCATTCACTTCTCCTTCTAATAAATGATATAAAGCAGCATCCCCTTCTCTAAATATGGATATGTCAGATATTTTTATTTCTTTATACCCACCCTTTATTTTATCTTTTATTTTGAATGTCTTACCTTTATATGCCTCTAGAACCTCTTTAAGTGTAGTTTTCCTAAATGATTTATATGGAACACCCAACATTATTTTTACTTCATCAGCTACAGTTATTTCATTAAGAGCAGCAGCAACTAATATTCTCATTGTCAAAGATATTTTAGAGTCATCAGAATTCCTTATAGGTGTTATGCTTTCTTTTTCTGCTAATAAGCCAATAAAGTAACTTACGCTTTCAAAATCTATGTATATTGGATTTTCATATTTCTCAAAATCTATGTTTCTTCCATCACCAAATACTGATTTGAATAAACATTCTTTAACCATTCCATTGTACTTACTATATCCTTTTACGTATCCTCTTCCTATATCTAAGCCTATAACTTGGTAATTTTCTTCCATTTTCATTCCTCCTAAGTAAATATTTGCTAAATATATTATACCATATAAAAACTTGATAATTACATTAAATTTGCACAAAAATTCAACTATAAAATGACATTTTTTAGTTATTAGTTAAAATTAGCACTAAATTAGAACTATATATAATTTAAATTTAAACCAATAATTTATTATTAAAAATT